GAAGATATATAAAGAATGGAAAGATGCTACCTGGTTCGAAATTTGGGAAGGGGTTAGAGATAACTTTACTTTTGGATTTATTGGTGCAACATTAGTTGTTTTCATTGCAACTAGAACCGACATTGCCGTTCTATTAGGGTATATTATCTATTACTTTTTTATGGGTCGTATCGTTAATCGACCAAAATATATCACCGACTTAGGGAAGTTGATAGTCTTCCCGATACCGTCCGCGTTAGGTGCGTTCACAGGTTACAAACTATCGTATATTTTATTAGGATTATTATGAGAAAATTTTTTTTAACTATTTTAACCCTGTCGGTATTAACTGCAACAGGGCAAACAACTATTGACAAATTTGATGAGGGAATTTTTACCCAAGACACCATTTTAAATAAATTTATATTAAAATGGATAGGTAAACCTTATAAACTAGGTGGTAAAACTGAAAGGGGAATTGACTGTTCCCAATTTAATAAAAGACTATATCAAGATGTCTATTCACTAAAACTTGAAAATGTTTGTTACAAACAATGGAATCAAACTGGTAGAATTAAAAGAGATAGTTTACAGGTCGGGGATTTATTATTCTTTAGAAGTAAACGATCACCAAGTGGATGGCATTGTGGGACATATATTGGTAACACCTATTTTGTTCACGCAGCAAATAGATATGAAGGAGTTAAAATCAGTTCATTAAATGAACCCAGATATTATAAATCATATAGAGGTGGAGGTAGAATTAAAACTAAAACATATGAGAATTGATAAAACATATTGGGCTTCTGAATTACCATTACCCTTATCACCATCGGATGATGATGTGTTGGAGTTTAGGTTTCATTTAAGGAAAGGGACAACATTGTTGTTGGGTTGCACCAAGAAACTTATACCATTAAGTGATAGACAGTTGGATAATGACCCTTGGTATGAAGGTGACACCGTTATTGTTGGGGATTGGGTTGATAATAAACACTTTTACACTAACATAATGATAGATGGTGGATTGTGTTTCACCGAAGAATTGTGTGATTCTATAATCGATATGGCAAGTAAGAATTGTAAGTTTTTAATTGCTAGGGTATTTGATTATAAATTAGATTCTATGAAAATTGCCAATTACTTCCCAAAGTTTGAAGACTTTAAAATTGTACCATCGGCCAAATTTAAAACCGAAAAAGAATATACATTCTACGTATGGGAGTTTTAAATCAAAAAAAATTACACGAAGATGTTATGACGTTAATCCAAAAAATGGATAAGACGCAATGGGAAGAAAAAACCATTAAGAAGGAATTAATAACATTTGATAAAGTTCTCACAAGGGAAGACCTAAGGAACTTAAAAATGGAACCACTATTATATCAAACAAAAACATCGGGGTCTACGGGGATACCACTAACTGTTAGTAAAACATATTCCGATTTGGTTTGGTATTATGCCACCAACATTAGGGAGTTTATTTGGAAAAAATGGAATGTAACTAAGAACGTGGCGGTGATTAAAACAACAGCCAAAGAAGAAGTTTTAAACAGTTGGGGAATACCTCCAAATATATCACCCATTCAAGGTAAGATGTTTACCAACAATTACAAACCGATATCCGAATTACAAGATTGGTTAGAGAAAGTTAACCCACATTACATTCAATGTTTCCCATCTATATTTAAACTACTCGATACCTCCAAAATAAGTAACTTTATTGATTGGAAAGGTACTGGTGAAGTTGGTGGTTCTTGTTATAGTACTGAAGAATGTGGAATTATTGCAATTCAATGTCCAGACAACCTATCATATATGCACGTTATGGAGAACATACACCTAGATGTTGATACCGATGGTGGAGTGTTAGTCACTAGTTTCACCAACCCATACATAAAGAATTATAAACACGGAGATCACGTAATCTTAGGTGATAAATGTACTTGTGGTAGAGGATTGCAAACCATTAGTAAAATTCAAGGTCGTGTTAGAAATATGTTTGTTTTACCTAACGGTGATAAAAAATGGCCGTTGATTGGTTCGTTACAATTCGAGAAGTTCGGGATAAAACAATTCAAAGCAACACAAACAACCTTAAATGATTTAGTTTTAGAGATTATTTGTGAAGATTTGATTGAAAAAGAAAATGAATTGGTAACCATAGTACAAGAAATGTTAGGGGCACCGATTAACGTTACCATAAGATACGTGGATTCGTTCCCAAACTACAAGTTTGAGGAATTTGTTTCGTTGGTATGATTTATTTATCTACCTTGACCTCTGTACTTCTTTGGTTTTTGGTCTTTTGGTCCGTAAGATTTTTTAAATTTACCTGACGTTTTTTTACCAAATACAACCTTTACTGAATTTGAAGATGAACCTTTTGCCTTTGCCATAATATATTTTTTTATATAAATACGTATATTCTAAATTTTTTTATTACATTTGTAATCTAAATTTATAGAGATGGAAGACATCATTAGAGAAAGATTTAATTATGCGGTAATTACTCCGTTCAAGGATTATTGTCGTTTAGACGAGAGGAAACAACTTTCTAATTCTATTAATTACAATTCGGAGGATTTGGACCCTTGGGAAGATATTTCAAAAGGTTATTTTGAAGTTAAGACGCCGCGAAATACTTTAGTTTCTTTACCTGAGAAAAAAAAGAAAAAGGTATTTTATGCGTCCACCACCGAACCAGTTCAGGAACGATTTATTTTAAGTTATTATCTTAAAAATTCCATATTTGAAACGACTAACGATAGACACATTAAGAGTCATTTCGCTCGTCCATTATCTGACGTTACCATTACAACAATTGAAAGGTCGATAAGAAGACACGGTGATAAAATTACAATTAAATTATATCGTCACGATAAACATAGAGGTTTCAATTGTATCTATTACAAAAAAGGTTATTCAGTACATTCAATTACTTTTAATCTAGTTACGGGTAATTTTACTACATTAACCAAATCAAATAGAGGTAGAGCGAAACAACAATCGTTTAGGACCAATAATTTCCAATCAATTTTCAATATGATTATTGGGTCGAGTTCCTTCATTACTTTAGGGTCGACAAAAGGATTAGTTTCGGCTCGTTCTAGGGTCTATGATGAATACAGAAATAGTTTTAATGATGAATTATTTACCGCTAAAATTCAAGAATCGTTAGGTATTGGTGATGTGTCGGGTGTATCTTATTCAACAAATCCACAAACATTTGTTAACGATGTTATGAATATTTTCATTAAACGTAAACAGATTAAGGTACCAAATAGTAATTACGAATACCTACTCACCAAGTTGTACCCGACCGAAAAATTTCTAAAAAAGAATGATAGAAAATTAATTGCGTCGGTGTTAGATATGGTAGGTATCAAAACAAAGGCAACTATTAAAATTTTACACGAGTATCCTAATATTGACATTTACGCACTCGCTAAATTTATTCATTACTTTGACAATGATTACTCGAAATATATTGGTAATATAAACCCAAGTGTATTTGAAAAATCAATTCGTAAATCGGAAGGACTTAATAGTTATAACGACGTTGGTATTAAGACTAATATCTTAAAAGAAAAGAACAAAGCCTATGGATTGTTAGATGTTGAGAAGGAAAACCTAATAAAGATTGTTAATTCATTTGATTATAACGACTCCAATAGTGTTTTATCCGAACGATTCATCCAATTAGTCGATGACCATTTAAGAATGATAGATAGAGTAAGGGAGTTTGACCCAACGATACATTTAAAAGCAAGAACAATGCCCGAATTTAATGTTGAACATAGGGAACTCTCTAAAATTATTTCAGCAATTAAGAAGGGTTGGGTGATTGAATACCTATATGATGAGAAGGTGTTATCTGATTTGGAAAAACCTTTAGACTGTTTGAAGGATGAAAATTCTTTACACGTTCTTTATCCTTATGTACTTAAACGTGAAGAAGATTATGGTGAGGAGGGTTCGTTTATGCATCACTGTGTTGCGTCTTATTCGGATAAAGATAGGTCAATTATTGTGTCGTTAAGAACTGAATCGGGTATGGATAGAGTAACCTGTGAGTTTGATATTCAATCAGGTAGATGTGTTCAACAACGGTCTTTCTGCAACGCTAAACCACCATCACAATTTGAAGATGGGTTATTACTCCTATCACAAAAAATAGAACAGTATTCTAGGTGGGGTACTCTTAATTGGAAAGAAAAAAGAAAAGTTCCAGTTAAAGTCAATGGAATTGAAATTATGCAGGAGTTACCCGTTGTTAGGGTTACTGACATTTTCGATGATATGAGATTACCATTTGACAATTAATAACTACACAATTTAAATAAATCCATCTATATTTTATGTAGATGGATTTATTATTAACACACAACCAAAAGAAAGTAGATAGTAAAAGCGGATCAGTTTCAATATGTGATTTGAAACTTTTTTCGGATGAAACTAATATTGAATATATCGGAACATTTGATTTTGATTACCAAAGATATGGTGCCAAAAGACAAGTAACGTTCGTGCATTCGTTTACGTTAAACATACCGACGGGGGATATTGTGGTTAATTATAAACTATTGAACAATAACCTCACCAAAGAAAACCAATTCAAAACATCTACCCAATCAAAAAAGAACTCATTTAAAATGTTATCTGAACTTTCGGAAAATGGATTTTATAGAGGGGAAAAAAGATTAAAGTATTGGGGAGTTAAATACGAAAGAGTTATCGAATCTATTAATTCAATTGTACTTAATAAAATTAAACCTCACTTCAAAGGAGAGTTTATCAAATCCAAAAACTACGAAAACAAATATGTAATTAATCCACTTTATGATATGGTGGTTGATTATCATTTGGACCGTAATGAAATCAAACAACACGACGGTGTTTACGAGGATATAAAATACGAGTATCCGAAAAAGAAATGGTTGTTAAAGAATGATAATAAATTCTTACCCTCAATTTTAGATTCATATGGTATTAAATCAAAATATTTAATTGGTGAATTAAATAAAAGGTCCGATAAACCAATTCACATTGCGTCGTTAAATTATCTTTGTAAACTATTTGGTAACAATTATATCGATTACTTAAAACAATTTGTTTGGGATATACACTGCTATGACATCATACCAAATAGAAAGGTTCACCGATTAAAAAATGATGCGGAAAAGAAATCGATGGTAAATTTAATCAATCGATGGGAGAAAGACTCCCTAAGATCTGACTCTTTAATCTACAACCTTAATAAGTTATTTACGGTCAGAGAATTATTAGAACAACGAGGACTTGAATTGAAATTTAAGGCAAAGGATGATAATGAATTTGAAAATCTTTTAGAGACCTGGAATGGGATTAAAATGTATCTTGCTCGAGGATATAAATTAAAATATACCTACCCTGAAGACTTTGTTAACATCATTGAAAGTGAAATTGAAATAGATGGTGAAATTTTCACACCTAAGATATTATTAACCGAAGAAGATTTTAGAGTTGAGGGTTATGATATGAAAAACTGTATGAGTAAACAATTCACTAACGGAAATCTTTACGTCTATGTTAGTTTAACCCACAAAAAGAAAAGAATTAATTTACAATATAGAAAGGGAAATTTAATCCAACAATACGGTAAAGCGAACACTCCAGTGATAGATACGTTTAACTTAGCGGTTGAAGCTTTGACAAATAGATTCAAATCACACCCAAATATCGAATGGAAAAAAGAAAAATACGAATTTTTATTACCCTGATTATCAATTAATTAGAAATTATTTAAAAAAATATCTTAATTTTTTTTTGTAAATACAAAAATATACCTACATTTGTATCGAAACAATTTAATCTTACAAACGTATGAAGTATTTTTCAGTATGTAGTGGTATGGAGGCGGCGACCGTCGCTTGGGAACCACTTGGTTGGGAGTGTGAAGGTCTATGTGACTTCGCAAGTTTTCCACAAAAAGTCCTTAAACATCTGTATCCAGATGCTCCTTTTTATTCAAATATGTTAAATTTATTAGATGATGAAAAATTCAAAAAAACAAATTTCGACGTATTCGTCGGAGGCACCCCGTGCCAAGCGTTCTCTAGTGCCGGACTCGGAAAAGGAATGGATGACGAACGTTCTCAACTCGCCATTGAATATGGAAGAATTCTTGACGAAAAATCTCCCAAGTACAACATATGGGAAAACGTCGACGGTGTTTTTAACAAAAAACACAAAGAAGGGTTGTGTGACATCATCTCCTCTTTCACAGGTGTCGATTTTAGACCAGACAACATCAACCGAGGGGGAGGTATTGTTCAAGGTACCAAACGATCAATTGCTTATCGGGTTTTCGACTCCCAATATTTTGGAGTACCCCAACGACGCAAAAGAGTCTACATTGTTGGATATCGTGGAACCGACTGGAGAGTCCCTGCTGCAATACTATTTGACGAAGGATGTTTTAAAAAGTTTGAAGAAGAGAATCGAATCAAGAGGGATGAGCGTACCAAAAATGTTCTCGGACAAATTAGAATCGCTGGTACAGTAACTAAATCATATTCACAAACGTTAACAGACGGATTCGGTAAAATATCAACCTCAAACTATTGGGTGGATGATAACGGTATCCGTAAATTTACCGAGAAAGAATTACTAAGACTTCAAGGGTTCCCTGATGATTATCTTGATTTTAATATTGACGGTAAAAAACCTTCATATTCAAATGTTAAAGGTATTGTTGGTAATTCAATGACGGTTAATGTGATGAGATGGATTGGTGAAAGAATACAAACTGTCGATGATATTTTGAAATCTCAAGAAAAAATTGTATATTAGATTATGCAAGAAAAAGAATCAAAAACAAATTCACATTTTTGGATTAGTATTGTAAAATCAGGCATCAGAATCGGTGCCTGTTTTTTCCTTTTCCAAGGAGACTTTAAAAGTTCTGCGGTACTTTTAGGATTAGCGGAGGTACTAGGTATCGCCGAAGAAATTTTTTAAATTATGAAAATTATTACGCCATTAATTGTCATCGTTATTATATCAACGATGACAACTTTAATTTCCACTTCACTATTATTAGATAAGATGGATGAATTAAACAAAACAAACGAAGAACTATTAAAGTATAAAACTGATAGTGACTTTATTCAAGGGGGAGATATATCAAAATCTTTAGACTCATTAACCAATGAAGTTTTCATTAGAGAAGTGGAAATGGGTAGACACGAAGTGACTAGAGAAGAAATATTATCAAAATACCCAAAAGTAAAAGAGGAGTATAATTTATTTTATAAACATCAAACAGAATAGTATGGCAGTTGATGGAGATTTTCACGTAGGTAACGGTTCTTACCTAAATTTAAAAACAAGTAGTGTAGTTAAATTACAAGAACAATTTATTGTTTACACTGAAGACGGACCAATTAGTATTGTTGTTGATGTATCTGCTGATTTTGCTAAGATAGACCAAAAATATCACGAAATATTTTTCAATGTTCTATCTTCAAAATACCTTAACAAAGTGGCTTACGGAGACAACCCATTTTCAGAATGTAAACCAATCGTTAAGAGAAAATGGTGGCAGTTTTGGAGAACAAAGTATGTTCAACAATTAAAAGCGTAATCTTATGATAATATTAGGTTTAGTCTTAATTTTTATTGGTGTTTGGACAACATATGAAATTTATCGAGCACCTACAGTGGACGATAACAATAAAATAATAAAACCAGGAAAAAAACTGAGTGACTTATGGCGAAAGCGACATTAGAATTTGATTTAAATGAATTTGAAGATAGAATGGCACATCTTAGGGCTGTTAAATCCTCAGATATGGCTTTAGCCCTATGGACCATTACCCATAACACTAAAAAAAGTTTGGAGTGGTCATTGGAAGGTAAGGAGATTGATAAGTATGAAACTTTAGAATTGGTATATGAAAAGATTTACGAGATTCTAAATGAATATAACATAAACACGGACGAATTAACTGATTAAAACTATGATAGAATTCTTTAAGAAAAACCAAGACAACCTAACAAAAGGGGCTGCGGTCGTATTATTACTCATCTGTTACTTCCAACAACGAGAACTTGCTAAGTTACGAAAAGAAGTACACGTGGTAAAAGAAATAAAGGTTGACACGAAAACAACCGATTCTTTACTAAAAAAGGCGGGTGTTAAATAAAATTATGGTGGGTTTTTTACTCACCATTTTTTTTTGTCAAAAATTTTTATTATATTTTAGTAAACTTTAAATTATAAAATTATGCCAGAATTTAGTATTGACGATTTAGATATCGATCCGTGTGATTATTTAGACGCGTGTAGTGGTCGAGAAATAAAAGAAGTAATTGAATGGTTAGTTGATAATGACCACATTTTAAAATCAAGAGTTGGAGGTGTTGGTAATAAAGCCTTGAATGTTAATGATATTATGTTTCAAGAAAATGTAAGTGCAATATCTAGGTCAAAATTGTTACTTTCAAATGAAGAGGAAGAAATCATTAATAAGATTGGGGAAAAATTTAAACATCTCTATTAATGAAAGTATTGGAATTATTTGCAGGTAGTAGATCTGTTGGTAAAATTGCGGAAGATTTAGGAATGGAGGTATTTTCATCTGACCTAACACCTTTTGATGGAATACATTATGCTGTAAGTATCTTAGACTTTGACGTAACTAAAGTACCATTCCAACCCGATGTTATATGGGCATCACCACCTTGTACGGGATTTAGTGTTGCTGCCTTGGGTCATCATTGGACGGGAGGTAAAGGGGCCTATATCCCTAAGACCGACACTGCACGTTTAGGTATTGAGTTGGTTAAGAAAACTATCGAAGTAATTGAACACTTCAACCCAACGTATTGGTTCATTGAAAACCCAAGAGGTGTTCTTCGTAAGATGCCATTTATGGAAAAGTACAAAAGACACACGGTAACTTACTGTCAATATGGTGACGATAGAATGAAACCAACTGACATTTGGACAAATAGTGATGTGTGGGTTCCTCGGCCAATGTGTAAAAATGGGGCACCTTGTCATATTGCAGCACCTAGAGGTTCTAAGACGGGAACTCAAGGTAGGTCAAACGCTTATGAAAGAAGTAAGATACCTGAAGAATTATGTAGAGAGATTTTAAAGAGCTGTTTATAATGTTTAATAAATTTATAGAACGTAAAAGAACCCTACAAGGTATGAAGGAGGATAATCTCTTTCAATACTTGAGGAAGATATTTCCAGATTTGGAGAAGACGAATCAGTTCGACTCTTCAGATGTGTTTAGTCGTTCTAAGAATAGTAGGGCGGAGTTAAAATGTAGAGGGGAAGATTATGACGATTTCTTAATTGAAAAGTTGAAGTGGGATAAGTTACAGGAGTGTACCGAAAAACGAGTGTTATATATTAGTAGTTCTTATAATGGTGTTTGGGTGTTCGATGTTAAAGAAATACCCGAACCAAAGTGGGAAGTACAAATGCACAATAAAACAACTGAGTTTAGTGATAATACAAAGATACCTAAACTAGTTGGATTCTACCCTAAAGAATTGGGTAAAGACATCACAAATCTTATTTTATGAAAATCAATCATCCGTTAGTTAAGGGTGTTGTAAAAGAAATTAAACCAAACATATATTGTGTTATGGTTGATGACCACTACGATAGAGCAATGTTGTTCTGTCGTTACCAAGAAGTTTACGAGTCTACAAATAAAAAGTTCAGGAACAATTATTTTACCTGGATGGAATATATGAGACACTATAAGAACCATTGGAAAAAAGATACGTTCACTTACCCAATAGATTGGTCAGGGTATAATATACCGTCGAATGTTCTACAAAAATGTAATCATATGTTCTCCGGTGAAACTGAATACGATGTTATAATGAATGACATTTATTTTTATTGTCTAACCAAAACTAGAGATAGGAATTTTGGTAGGGTATCCGATTGGTATTTAATTGGTGCAAGTAGTAAAGATTTAAAAACTTTAGATCACGAGATTGCACACGGTTTGTATTTTACCAATAATAATTATAAGAAGGATGTTACCAAACTTATAAAGGGAATCAAACCAACCCATTATGATAAGTTAAAAAAGAAACTCATTAAAATGGGTTACGCTGAGGATAGAAAAATAATTGACGACGAGATTCAAGCATTTATGTCAACTGGATTATATAATGGTTTAGATACCAAAGAATTAAAAAAATACGAGGAGTTATTCATTAGTAACTTCAAAAAATATAAAAATGAGAAACTTTAAATTTTACAAAGAAAAGGAACGTTGGTATGTTGATTTACCTGAATGGAATGGGACACAAGCGGAATTAGAAATGGTTGCGGGTGCTGATACGTTCTTGGATATAATTTCCCAAGGGGATGACGTTACTTATGTCACAATGAGTCAAACACCATTTGAAGGATGTGAGGTTATCCAATTCCTAAGACTCGGTAGTTTAGAGGGGTTCGAATTGGGGGAAGGAGGATGGTATTTCTTAAACGAATATCAAGGAGTAAGTTATTGTTTGGAGATGTGGCTTTGTGATGTGACAAAGTTTGTATTCGGTGACCTCCCGACCCAAATCTATTTTAAATAATTCTTAGAAAAATACAAATTCAAAGATATATATGTAATAGAAAAAAACATATATATGCAACAAGAATTTGTTCCTTATCACCAACACCTTTTAATGAAGGTTTGGTTAACTAACCCTCCGAAAAAGGTTAGTGTTTTAAATGAATGGTTTATTCATTTGGTTCATAAAGTTAAAATGGAAGTTGTAGGTGGACCTACAAGTGTTTACGTGGATTTTCCAGGTAATGAAGGATTAACAGGTACGGTTACTTTGGCCACCTCACATTCATCGATACACATATGGGATAACTACGAACTACCAATGGCTCAGTTTGACATTTATAGTTGTAAATCATTCTCACTTGAGGATGTTATGGAACAATTCAAACCTTGGGGAATGGTTAGAGCTGAATGGGTTATGATCGATAGAAATGATACACCTAAGATTGTTTCTGAAGGAGTTTGGTCACCACAAAATGACTACATCGATGAGATTTCGTAGATAATACTTTGGTATATCCAAAATATTATTTATATTTACCGAATGAAAGAATATATTTTATGTGCCGCAATTTGGTGTAAAGATATCCCATTGAAAAAGGAAATACCTCAGGTTCTACCAAAGAATTGTGATAGAGGAATTGTAGTTACAGGTCATAGACACGGACATTGTATTTGGACTATAGGATGTTTGACAGGTCTTAGATGTGTTTCAAACGCACCTGATGGTGTCGGCGAAAACATTCAGGGATTCCTAACCAACACAAATCGATTTGTAGATAGGGAGGAAGGTGCACAAATTGCATTCAACGCGGGTCAAACCGAAACGTTGAAAAAAACATTATATTCGGAAGACCTATATTAATATGAAAGTACTATTCTTAGACCACGATGGTGTTATTTGTCTATCCAATAATTGGGGTGGTCGACAACGAAAAAGAGCGAGGATGGGTCATTGGACCACACCTGAACGTGAGTTACCGTTAGATTGTAGATTCGATGATTTTGATATTAAATCTGTAAAGGTATTAAATGAAAT